TCAACGGGCTCTACGTGCCGATTCATGCTCCTTGGTATGCGGCTCTGCGCTCTGAGATGCTCAGCTTCCCGGCCGGCAAGCACGACGACCAGGTCGACGCGCTCGGGCTGATCGGACAGTTGCTCGACATGATGACGGCGGGCCGCAAGCCGCGCGAAGAACGAAAGCCGAAGCGCGATGCCTATGCCGATCGAGACGACGACCGCGGGAGTGATTCGCTGGTCACGCTGTGAGTAAACGGATGGAGATTACCCCAATGTTCAGCGGTCGGGTGTCGTCCACGACGATCAATCTTGCGCAGCGGACAGTGGGCCTGCTGCTGCAGGAAAACCGCTACGGTCATTCGGCGATGCGTGAGATCGATCCCAAAGCGCCGTTTGTGTGCTTGCTACCGGAATTGACTGGTCGTGGATTAGTAGAACTTACCTCTGCTGAATTCATCAGGTTGGCTGGTGCGCCTAAGATGAGGTCGACGCCAGAGTTCACCGACTACATCGAACCTAACGAAAACCCGCACTATCCGATTTGATGCGATCCGCCCCCTTCGCCATCGGCTTCGCCCTGATGGTCGCCTTCGTGTCGGGCTGGGGCGGTGCTGCCACCACCCCGCGCTGGGATGTGTTCGCGCTGATCGCCGCCGTTCTGTTCTTCACGCCGCCCGGCCGCATGACGCAAGCGCACTGGCTCGGCCTTACGATCGCGACGTGGCTTTTGCTGACCCTCGCATGGACCGTCTCACCGCTCGACGGCACCGACTCCGCCATCAAGCTGATCTGTGTCGCCGTAGCGTTCGCGTGGGGCGCGGCGCTGCTCGATCTGGTCCCGTTTATCCGCGGCGCCGCCCTCGGCGTGACGGTGTCGAGCCTGATCGCCATCGCGCAATGGTACGGCTGGCATCCGGTCGAGCAATACGGCGAGCCGAGCGGGCTGTTCTACAGTCAGAACCGGCTTGCCGAGGTCGCGCTGATCGTGTTTGCCGCCGCGCTGGCGTTGCGGCAGTGGTGGTTCATCCCCGGAATCGTGCCGGCGCTCGTGCTGCCCTACGAGCGGGCGGTGTGGATCGGTGCGGCAATTGTGCTCGCGATATGGGGCTGGCAACGGGCGGATGGGTTCTGCCGGTTCGTGCTGGCCGCGAGCGCCGGGTGGATCGTCGTCGGGCTCGCGATGACCGCGTCGCTCTGGCGGACGTCGCAATTCGGGTTCGAGGGCATCGCCGAGCGGCTCGCGATCTGGAGCTTTGTTGTCCATCACCTGTCGGTGTTCGGCCATGGGCTCGGCGCCTTCGTCAACGACGGGCCGCTGCTCGCCTGGCCGGTCTCGCCCGGATCGCACATCGATTACGTCTCGCGAGCGGAGCATCCGCATAATGAATGGCTTTGGCTCGCGTATGAGGGCGGCGCCGTCGCTGTTGCACTTGCTGTCGGGTTCTCCGTGGCGGTTTGGCGCGCGTGCGATGACGGGCTGCGCCTCGTCCTGGTCGCGCTGTTCATCGTCTCCTGTCTCGCAATGCCTTTCCATGATCCGGCAACGATCGGAGTGGCGGTTGTTTGTGCGGGCTTTGGTGTTGGGGCTCGTCGTCGCATTCGCCTTTCGGATGACATCCGCGGAAGTCCACTACGCGCGTGGGTGGAAGGCGGACGTGGCCGTGGCGGAGAGCATGTCGGAGCTTGCGACGGCGGCGAGGCTCTACCCGTTCCTGCGGCGGTTTCGTGAGGCGCCGGAGTTGCGCGAGAAGGTGTTGAGGGAGAGCGGCAAGTGACCTCTCCCGTCACCATCGGCGACGCCACGCTGTACCTGGGCGACTGCAGGGAAATCTTGCCTTCGCTGCCGAAGGTGGATGCCGTGGTAACGGACCCGCCGTTCGGCGTCAATTTCAAATACGAAAGCCACGATGATGATCCGGATGCCTATCCGGAGTTGATGCGGGGCGTCGTCGCACAGATTGAGCGGCTGCGTGGCGATGGCCCCGCCGTCGTTTGGCAGGGAATGCCAAACGCCGACCGGTGGCATGAATGGTTTCCACGAGGATTCCGGATATTTGCGGCGTGCAAGAGTTTTGTTCAGTTCAGGCCGACGCCGATTCAATTTTCATGGGACCCGGTTATTTTTTGGGGCCGACCGCGAACCGATCCGTCTGTCGATGTGAAAGATTATCACCTGCAAATGTTGGCACCGTTCGGCGCTGGCCGCGTTCGCATAGACCATCCGTGCCCCCGACCGATTGAACAAGTTGAGTATGTCGTGGAGTCCTTCGTTCTTCGCGGCGAAACAATCCTCGACCCCTTCATGGGCTCCGGCACCACGGGCGTTGCCGCCATCAAGCTCGGCCGCAAGTTCATTGGCATTGAAATCGAGCCGAAGTATTTCGACATCGCCTGCCGCCGGATCGAGGAAGCCACCCGGCAGCCCGACATGTTCATCGAACGGCCGAAACCGATGGTGCAGGAGGCGTTGATCTAATGTCCTCCACCACAACCCACCCCAACAACGCCCGGATCAAATTCCGCGGTCGCAAGGAGCGCGAGATGGCCAAGACGACGATGCCGGCCCATGTCGATCCGAAGATGCCGCCCGGATCGATGAAGACGCCAAAGGCCGCCAAGATGCAGGGGCCGAAGTACGGCAAGCGCGTGCGCAAGCGGGCGCGGAGCGCGTTCAAGCGCGGGCTGATCTCGGAAAAGGCGATGGCGAAGCATATGGGCGGTGAGTGATGCCCGAGCCTGCCGCAACTCCCGACGCAGCCGGCCCACAGCCGAAGGCCGCGCTCAACTATCGCCTGGGCGGCGATCACTGCCATGTCTGCATGTACTACACCGAAAACGCGGACGACGTTGAAAACGGAACATGCACCCGCGTCACGCCGCCGAATGTCTCGGGTCACGATCTCTGCGACGACTTCAAGCGCGCCGCGCACATGCGTGAAGAGACTGGTGAGGACGAGAAGCGAGCCGATCCGATGGTCGATAGCCTGCAACGCCGCGGCATGATCTCCGACAAGGCGATGGCCGGCCTGCGCGGGCGCGATTACTGACGTGAGCGTTCCCAACGTGATCGTCGATCTGGCGCTGCTGGTCATCGCGATCTTCGCCATGGCGAACGCTCCCTGATGCCGCAAGACGAGTGGGACGCCTACGACACCGAGCTGGCCGACGATCCTGACGAATGGCGCGACGAATGCGACGATCCAGCCCGAGAGGATTTTGCCGAATGACGCTCGCTTGGCTCGGCCGAACCGTGTGGAACAAGGGCGTGTTTCCGCTCGTGCTGCTGACCGCAATCGCGCCGCTGGTCGTGATCGTCGCGCTGTATCTGATCGTGACGCGCGATCGCTGCCAGTACGACGAGGCGTAAAGATGACCGACAACACAGCCCATCGTTTTGAGAACGAAACGTGCCGTCTGCGTTTCATTGAACGCGATGGGCGCCGCATATTGCAGCAACAATGGGAATGGTCGCAGGGCGGCGAGGGCGGAAACGAGTGGAAGGACGTTCCTCTCGTTAGTGAAGAGCCATGACGTCATATCGGTCCAAGACGGCGTTGGTGTTCGACCACGGGCTCTTTGTTGAATTGGCCATCACGCTGTCAAAGTCGTTCGGCCGCGTCCTCTATTACGTTCCCTGGGAAACCTGCGCGCCGAAGTCGAACGTGCGCGGCATCGGCGAGGGCATTGACGAGATCGAGCGCGTGCCGTCGATCTGGCCTCACATCGACGAGGTCGACCTGTTCGTGTTTCCCGACGTGTACGAGGGCGCGCTGCAGGACTATCTCGCCGGCATCGGCAAGCGCGTGTGGGGCTGCCGGATGGGCGAGGAACTGGAGCTTGACCGCGTCGCCGCGAAGGAGCACTGCCGCGGCCTCGGCATCGACATCGGCCCCTATACGGTGCTCAACGGCATCGACGCGCTGCGTGCCCACCTCAAGCGGCACAAGAACCAGTTTGTCAAGATTCCCTCGTTGCGCGGCGACATGGAGACCTTCAAGGCGGACAATTACGAGCTGATCGAGCCGCGACTCAACGAGCTGGCCCACAACGTCGCATCGAAGACGATGGAGTTCATCTGCGAGGAAGAAATCCCCGACGCGATCGAGGTCGGGTACGACGGCTATACGGTCGATGGGCGGTTTCCCAAGGAGGCGATTGTCGGCGTCGAGGTCAAGGACGAGGCGTATGTCTGCGCAACGATGGCGTACCGCGATCTTCCCGAGAGTGTTCGCGGCGTGAACAAGTGCCTTGCCGGGACGCTCAAGGCGTACAATTACCGCGGCTTTATCTCGACCGAGATCCGCGCGACCGACGACGGCAAAGCCTACCTGATCGACCCGTGCACGCGATGCGGCTCGCCGCCGAGCGAACTCTACCAGATGATGATCGCCAATCTCGCCGAGGTGATGTGGGAAGGTGCCGCCGGCATCGTGATCGAGCCGGAGTTCATCAAGCCGTTCGGCGCGCAATTGCTGCTGATCTCCGACTGGGCCGACAAGAACTGGCAACAGGTTGAGTTCCCCGGTTCGATCCGCGAGCACGTCAAGCTGCACAACCTGATGATGATCGACGGGGAATACTACGTCGCGCCGCAGTGGACCGGAAACCCGGCAGTCGGCGCCGTCGTCGCGATGGGCGACACGCAGGACGAGGCGATCGCCGAGTGCAAGCGCCTTGCCAAGATGGTCGAAGGCTACTCGATCGAGAAGCCCGAAGTAGCGCTCGACAAGGCGGGCGAGCAGTTGACGGAATTCCTCGGCGAGCAAAAGCCGAAGTCGAAGACCGAGCGCAAGGCGGCTTCGCTCGCGCAACGTGGCGCGATCTCGCCGAAGCAGCTTGCGAAGATGACTGAGAAGGAAAGCGCTTGATGTTTTCGCGGCGGTTTTTCATGAAGCTTGTGGGTGCTGCGGCTGTGACGCCGGCGGGAGCGGTGATTGCGCCGACTGAGGCTGCTGCTCTCCCGGTTGCGAATAGTATTGTGATCAAAAGCGCCGGATATCATTTCACTTCGCAATCAGCTTGGCGCAACGTCG